CTTGTGATCTCGTTGACGAGATCGTCCATTGAACTGAATGGCATGGTGATTCCTTACGGTGTCCAGATGAATTGCGCCTGACCCACCATCGGCAACAAGGCGCTTGTAGTGGTGGACAGGTTGTAGATGTAGTTGAGAAACGCGCCGTCCAAAATGCGCGGCAGCGCGGCCTGCTCGCGGAGAAAGTTTTTCTCGACCGTTGACGACAGTTCTGCTGCCGACATCGTGAACAGCGGCTTGGCCAACAGCATCACGCCGAACCCGCCCACGCCTGCCGCAAGCTGCACAGACTGCACAGACCGCACGCCTCGGTCACCATCGGCCAGCGGGAAGAACGGCCCTGCAGAGCCCCCGGAGGTGCTGATCATGTTGGGTCCAATGACACCAATGCCGCCCGAGGCTCTGTACGCTGTCGTAATGGTCTTGGCAGCGCCGTCTTGGTTGGTGTAGTTGATGGTGATGTTCGTGGCAGTGTTTGTTCCAGGCGTTTGCATCATCATCAGCATCCGCACACCCTCGCCGTCTGTGTATCGCGGCAAGGTGACGTCGTTGGTCAAGTCTTGCTGGTCGGTGTTGTCCAGGTCGATGTACGGGTAAAACATCAAATAGTCGAGAAAGTAGACCGAAGCCAGAAAGCCCACGGAGCCGCCATGCGTCAACGACATACTGAGCAGATACCGCTCCGTGCTGATGCCGGGGCCGACATAGATGCTGTTGTTGCGGGAGCCGATCAGTTGCGTGGCCTCCAGCGCCAAGCCGAGGTATGGGTTGTAGGACGGGATGCCGCTGCCGACGCTGAAATCACCAAACGGGTTGGTCCCGAAACCACCGTAAACCGATGTGCGGATGAAATGCTGGATGTGATGCCGCCCTTGCTCGACGGCAGCAGCCACCTCGGCAACGGACCTAAACGGCATCAGGGTTCTCCAGCGGGGCCCACTCCACATCGTCGGGCGACCACTCCACGCCCCCGTCAGGATGTTCCGAGCAGGCCGACAGCTCGGTGTCGGTCAGCGTCAGCAGTTCCCGGCAGTGAGCGCAGCGGTACACCACATCAGTCCACCGTGGCCGTCAGCGCACCAGCGGCGAACTGCGGCTGGATGCCGTTGCTGATGGACAGGCTGGCGTTGAGCGCACCTTTCAGCAGCAGGTTGCCGGCGCCTGTGCTGTCCGTGCCGATGCCGAAGTGCGTGGCCGCGGCGGTGCCCGCCGTACATTGACCGAACTGCACCAGCGCGGTGTTAGCGATGGTAGACACCGTTCGCGTCCAGCCGCCTGCGGTGCGGTTCACAGCCACACGGGCGTATCCGGTGTAGCTGATCTCGTTGGTGCTCTGCGTGCCCGCTTCGCCTGGGTCTGCGCTGTGCAGCGAGATGTAAAACGAACCCGCCGTGGCGCTGTTCTGCAGGCCAGCAGCGTCCCCGATGTCCGCCCAATCAACGTTGAGAAACAGGAGGTCGAGGAGTGCCGCTTCGGCGGCGTTGGTCATGGACATGGTTCAGGCCCCTTTCAGTCTTCGTTGACAACCTCACCGGAGAACCCGGTGGAGGTCTTGGTAATCTGGATCTTCTTGCCGCCGCCGCCCGTAGACACGATGATCGGCTGCTGCGGCCTCATGTCCGCGACCTGCCTGGCCAACGATTCAACCATGGACTTCAGTTCGTCCAGGGTTTCGCTAACTTTATCATCGGACTCATCGTCGATCGACTCTTCTTCGCTGCCGGATTCTTCCTCGGCCTGCTGCTGCTTGAGCGCCTTGGCCAGGGCAGCAAACTTCGCGGCGTTGTCCATCCGCATGTTCTCAAGCTCCAGCTCGCGCTTGGCCGCCTCGAACGGGTCAATCTGCGGCGCTGCGGGCTCGGGCGTGGGCGCCGGCTGCGGCTGCATCATCGCGCCTTCAACCTCGCCGCCGACCTTGGCCAACGTCTCCATGGTCTTGGCCTGGGTCAGCTCGGCATCGGCCACGGTCGCCACCACATCGGCGCGAGCCTTCGCGGCCTTGGCCTGGGCCTCCTCTGCGGCGGCCTGCAGGAATATGGCATTCGGGTCAGGATTCGCGCCAGCCTGCGCCATCTGCGCGGCCTCCTCATCGGTCGGCTTGATCACGCCCATCTGCACCAACTGCCTGCGGAAGTGATCGCTGATCTCGGTCAGGCCCTCGCCTTCCATGTTCATCAGCGCGGCAGCCTGGAGCACGCGCAGGGCGTCCGGGTCTTGCGTGACAGCCATCATTGCCGTGAGCGAGCGCACCGTCGCGGCACGCTTGCTGCTGCTGCTCGGGCCGACCTCGACGGCCAAATCGAACTCGGCTTCGCTCAGGTCGTTTTCGTGCTCGACCTCGCCGTCCTCGCTCATGACCGGACGCATGAGTTCAATGGTGCTCATCTGGCCCTGCGAACCGATGCCTTTCATCTTGCGGCCTGGCTCAACGTAGATTTCGCGGGCCATGCTGAGCCAGATCTCGCCGCCTCGGCGCACGCCCACGGCGTGATTGCTCATGTAGATGAACGTCTGCATGTCCAGGCGCTGCTGGACCATCTCCACGGCCTTGCCGCTGACGTTGGCGACGATCTTGTCGCCTTGCTCCTGGTTGCCCAGAACGTCGCGGATGTCCTGCTCGCTGATCTGCAGCAAGGCGGCCATGGCCGGGGGGATCTGCGGGCTCTTGGTGTAGCCGACCGGGCCTGCGGCCTGCTGGCTCCCGTCTGCGCCCGTGATCGGGTTCAGCAGCAGGTACGGGTAGTCCTTCAAATTGTCCTCGGACCACATGACCTGATGGCCGGCGACCTGCTCGGGCACCAGGATCGGCTTCTCGACGCTGGACAACGTGGCAATCTCGGCCAGCTTGCTGCGCTGCATGTTCGCCAGGCGCTGCGCGTCTTTCGCCAGCCTGACATGACCGGCACACCGCTCGATGTTGTCGATGAACCAGCGGCGGCCGTAGGTCGGAACGATAGGGATGTGCTTGCCGGCGATGTACCCGGCATCTTCCAGCACCTCGGCGCCGCTCAGGATGTACTTGCGCACCCGCTGGCGCTTGATGCGCTTCTGGCGCACTTCGACGCTTCCGATGGCCTCGAGCTGGGCCAGCATATCGTCGTCCAGTTCGCTGTCGCGGTAACGCTCCTCCTCGCCGTCCAGGCCCTGGAAGATGCGAACCGTCTCCGACACCATCTCGACCCGGTAATACTCGGCCACGTACACCACATTTGGCGTAGACCAGTCGAACTCGTACTGGTGGATTTCCTTTGGCCAGGACGCCGGGTCGTCGTTGTACGCCTCGCGGTACGCATCAGGCGTCATGCTGGTCAGCACGAAACACCGCTTGGCATCTGCCTTGTCCTGGCGCTTGGCCTGCAGGTCGAAGAACACCGAGGAGTCGGCGTCGAAGATCGGCTCGATCTTGATGCGCTGCCGTTCGTCCTCGTCGTCTTCCTCGTTCTCGTAGACCGTGCGCAGGCGGTACGCGCCGAAGCCGCCGCCCACGGCCTCCTGGAATGCGTTGTCATACGCCTCATTGGCTCCGCTGTCCTGCTCGTCTGCGCGGTACAGGTCGTCGCAGGTTTCGGCCAGCGGGTCGTGTTCCTTTCCTTCCTTGCTGACGAAATCGACCGTCACGCGGTTGGCACGGTACTCGCTGAAGATCCGCTGCACGGCCAGTGCGATCTTGTTGACCTCCATCTTCGGCTTGTTCTCAAACTGCGCACCCAGCGGGCCTTCCCACTGCGCCCCGGCGATGCTGTAGAACCGCCGGTCCTTCAAGCACTGCAAGCGCTCGTCGCGCAGGGCGCCCTGGATGGCGTCGAACTCCCGCATGGCCTCCTCATGAACGCGCACCAGTCGCTTTTCGGTTGATTCTCTGGCCATCAGGGACTCCGGGGATTGCGCATCGGGCGCGATTATGCTACGCGAGCGGGTGAAAGTCTATCGCCATCGGTGCGCGGTCGGAACTACCAGGCCGGCGATGTCCGGTTTCTTCGCCGTCGCTCCCGTGATTGCGGGGAACAACGCGGCCAAGCCCCAGATCAGCGCGTCGGCCCGGTTCGGGCTTCGGCTTCCGGTGTAGCCGGTCGTGGAGAACCCGCTCAGTTCGTCCTCCAGCTCGGGAAACATCCCAACGTGGCGCACCTTGCCCTGCTCATACAGCGACGAGAACGGCTCGGCTCGCACCACCTTGCCCCGGCTGGCCGTCACCGGGCGGAAGGGCGTGCGCGGGCGCGCCGTCTCGATCACCTGGCGCACCATCGCGCCGCCGTAATTCACCTCAGCCACCACGCAGTCGGCGCTGTGCCGGTCGAATGCCTCTGCGGCCACGCGTCCCCAAGTTGCGGGGCCGGCTTTCACGGTCAGGTCTTCCAGCAGATAGCACGCGCCATCCGTGGCCAGGCCGACCACGACGATGCCGATGGCGTCATTGTCCGCGCTGGCTTCGTCGTCCGCGCCGCTCGGGTCCACGGCCACCACCACGCGCACCAGTTGCGGCACCGCGCCGTCCAGCACGCGCCATCGGTCGATATGCTCCTCTGGGAACAGGGCGTTCGGGTTCGCGTCGGCGAATCGGCCTTCGAGGAATCGCGCCCTCATCCTGGCCGGCAGTGACTCCAGCATGCGCAGGTATTCCGGGCTCAGGTTCGCGGCGTTGTCGGTCGGGTTGATCGAGAACGCAGCGTAGTCCTCCGGCCGCGGCAGGCCCAGCCTGGTGTCGGGGTCGCGCTTCTCCACGAACTTGCGATAGGTCCAGTGCGTCTTGCTCGGCGGGTTGCAGTCGTAGTAGGCCCGCAGGCGCAGCGGGACAGGCGCTCTACCCTCGATCTGCTGCTCGGCCTTCTGCGCTAGGCGGGTCAGGGCTGTGTCCACGCTTGACAGCGGAATCTGGCTGCACTCGTTGAAGTACAGCGTGGCGAACTCCTGGCCGAGGATCTTCTCGGTGCGGTCCTTGTCGTCCAGGCCGGCAAACCAGATCTGCGAGCCACCGGGGAAGCTGACGTAACCGTCCTGCTGGTGCATTTCCCAGGACGCGCCGGGATATGCGGCCCGCATGACCTTGGGGAACGTGTCCAGCACGACGCTGGCCTTCAGGTGGTTGTACCTGAACCGGAAAATCGCATGCCGGCTGTTCGGGGCCTTCAGCGCCCGAAAGACCACGTTGCGCGTGAGCAGGAACGTCTTCCCGCTGCGCGAGCCGCCGAACAGCATCAGGTGCGTGGCGTCTCCGCTCAGGACTTGCTGAGCGGACTTCTGGCGGTCGGTTAGGTGGAATGCCATCGTGTGTTATGCGCCTTGCGCGCTATCGAAAGCAACAGGTCGCGGAATTGTTCGGGCGTGGCGTTGCGGATCGCGGTCTTGTTCTTCCCGCCAACCATCGCAACCACGCCGATGCGCCTGGCCTTCTCGTAGCCGTAGCGCTCGATCATCCATTCGGGCAGGCGCTGCTCGCCCTTCGTCCAGTTCAGTTCGGGCAGGCTCCCAGGGCGCACCCACGCCAGCAGCCATGTCGGCTTCCGGCTGGCGTGGCCGTAGTGCCCCTGCTCGACGTAGCACACCGAGTAACCGCTGCTTGGGTGGCCCATGTCCCCACGCTGCCAACCCTTGCCCGCCTCTGGCTTGCGCAGCCCGAAGGCGTCCCACGCTTTGCTGTGCGCCGGGTGCTCAAGCACGCCACCCCAACGCAGCACCGCATGCAGCGCTTTCTCGAAACACCCGCCGTCGTCGCCCAGCTTGTACTGGTGCGGCTTGCGCGTACTGCCATGCCAGAACCGCCCCCAGCGCTGGCAGGGCGGGTGCGCCACAACCGGGTGCGGGCCTGCGTAGGTGCGCGCGTCGCGGGCTTCGTCCCACGGGTCAACGCCAGGCGCTCCAACGTAGCAGCCCTTCGGTTCAACGTATAGGGCTGCCACCGTTCGGCACTCTACCGGGCGCAAAAAGGCATCTCCTTCGTTGTCAAGTGCAACAGCCATTTGTTCTCTCCATTCACGATCAAAGTTTCTCGTCGTCAGCCTGCGCAATGAGTTTCACCGCGCCGCCGTCGTGGCCGGCCAGCTTAATCATGTCGCCGTATTTCTTCGGGGCGAGTTTCGCGGCACGCCATTGATATGCGCTCAATACCACTCTCGCAGAATTAGGGTCCATCTCGCCAGTTTCCACACGATCCGCAACGGACAGTATCTTTTCGTCCATCACCTCGGCCTGGAGTTCCCTCGCACGCGCGCACCTGCTGGCAAAGTCCGCGTCGTCCCTCTGCCAGTCCATCACAGTCCAGATGCTCGGCATCCGCTTGTCCCGGCACACGGATCGCAATGACTCGCCTTCGCTGATGCGATGGACGATCTCATCCATCACTTCCGGGCTCTTCGGGCATCTTGGTTTGTTTGCCATCTTCAGCTCCTAAAAGTTAGTGACCACTCAGGGGAGACTAGGGGAGGGTCATCCTGTTTATCGGGTATCGCGTGCGTGTGCGCGCGTGACGTATCAAACAGGACAAGTATCCCCTACCCTCCCCTAAACCAAAAAACCTAGGGTAAACCCTGATTCCGCGCCTTCTCCGTTGCATTCAGGTCGATGCCCTTCAGCGTCATGATCCCGGCCATCTTGACCTTGCGAAGACCCGGAACGAGGGTCATCTTCTCCCCCCAAACGGTCTGCGAGGGCTCATGCTCGCCCCTGGATTGCTTCCAGCGCCTGAACGATGCGTACAGGTCCGACGATCTGGCATGCGTTCCTGCGTCCGTTTTGCAGCACTCCTCGATCCACATGGCGATGTCGTCATGCTCGGCCATGTAGTCGCGGCTGGCGTCCTCAACGCTGCCAGGAATAGCCAGGCCGTCAGCGTACCACTTGCGGGCACCCTCAATGGCCCAGGCCATAATGCCTGGGGATTCGGCCTTCAGCTTCTCGGGTAGCTTGGCATCCTTGGCCGCTCCCTCGAACTTCTGCAGAAACGGCACCAACACCATGCGGCGGGCCATTGCAGGGTCGCCACCCTTCAGCCGGGGCTTGTGGTTGCCTGCAATGAGGTGCTTGTGGCTCATGGTGAACGTGAAGTTGTCCTGCCGCATGAATCGTGCGGTCAGGGTTTCGTCGCCCGTCAGTTCCTTGATGCGCGCCTCAGCCCAGAAGCTGCCCTCCTCGAGCTCGTTGCTGACGGCCAGGCGCTTGCCGTGAAGCTGAGCCAGCTCGGTCGGATGGCGCTCGTTTCGGCTTGCCATCAGCGCCGTCGTGGGCAGTTTCAGCGCATAGGTCCCCATGATCCACATCAGGATGTCCAGCAGCGTAGATTTTCCGTTGCTGCCCTGCCCGTGCGCGAAAAACAGTTTTTGCTCTCGCCTATCGCCTGACAGGCAATATCCGCACATGCGCTGCACGAATTCGATTGTGTCGGCGTCATCCACGAACACCTGAGAAACGAACCGCAGCCAATGCTCGGTTTTCTTCCCAGCGTCTGGCGAAACTCTGCAAAGCTGCGTCAGATACTGCTGGCGGTTTCGCTGGTGCGTTTTGCCGGTGCGCAGATCAACCAGCCCGTCAGGCGTGTTGAGCATCAGCGGATCGTTGTCCCACTGTGCCGCCGGCACCACCACAGCCGGGTCTGATTGCGCCAGGAACAGCAGCGCATTGACTGTCTTCGCGCTGGTGATCGGCTTGCGGATCTTGGCGTCTGCCAGCATGGCCACAGTGCGCGCCGTCTTGCGGGCCAAGTCGAACCGGATCAGGTGGTCGTCGCGTTTCCAGTGCGTGCCTTCGTCGTGCATCCAGCCGAGTCCCGGGGACCACCGAAGACCAGCCCCGAACTGCGCCACGAACTCCAGCGCCAGCGAGTCGTCGGAGAACTCGGGAGGAATCGGCTCGATCTCCCCGGTTTCGGCGTCAATGACCTCTGCCGCCCGCTGAACCACAGGAACCGATGCGCTGGGCGCCCACACTGACACGCGGGGCGTCATCCAGGCCTTGCAGTCAGCCCAGCCGGTGAACTCCGCATCTGCCGCGTCCCACCCGTCAGGCTGGTCCGCAACGTCGAGCACCTTGACCTCGGACGCCCGCTCATGGATGATCTGCGCCACACGCTGCATGGCCTTTTTGCCAGGCTCATCTGCGTCTGGCCACAGCAGCACC